AGTGAGACTGGGCGACGAACTTTAGAAACTCTGTTCAGTTTGTAAAGTTTGTTTTGAGGGTTTATGAACTTGGAAAGAGGGTTTATGAACTTGGAACGACGGGCCACTCAACACCAGTGAGGTTTCCGTCCGCGTCTAGGATGGGTCGAGCTATCATGGGAAAGTTCCTGAGGGCTTGGCGGTACTCTTTCCAATCTTGAATATCTTTTACCAAATTATGTGGATAATCTGAGGTCATGTACTTATCACTCTTATCGAGGAGAACGTTGCGTTCCTCCCGAAACTTTTTGATCGCATCAGTATTCTGGAGTTTGTAAAGTGTATCTTCATACGTCTTATCAACGGGTTTTACTATATTTTCAAAAACGACACTATCCCATGTGGTTCCATCGGAGGTATAGGGTTCACCCGGAAACATTTTTTCTAATACTTGGGAGAGCATATATACTTTACCCCGATATTAATTTAAGGTTATGATAACTTTACCTTGTATTGGGACCGTAGAATCGTACCCAAATGTAACGTTTGTACCATTATTCCTCGAGGAACCACCATGACCACCTTCAGTAGTGTAGTTGTTGCTTGCCCTACCACCCACGTACCCACCACCACCACCAGCGTTGTGTGCCCCACTACCACCACCACCACCAAATCCACCTGTGCCGTTATATGAGCTACTATTGTACCCGTAATTTCCTCCTGCCGCGCCATTGTATGGGTTCTTACCACCTGACGGACCAGGAGTACCTGCACCATCACCATTTATACCGTATGAAGCCCCGCCACCGGAGCCAAAATCTCCACTGGATGCCGCCGTCCATGAATTCTGAAGAGAAGCTTGAGACCGACCAGCATCGGCGTGGGCGAAACTAAAGCCTCCCCCATTAGCAGCGGTCCCACCCCCACCACCACCCGCGACAAGGTATAAACTACTCGCCGTGGCTTCCGAGCTTCCGAAATCCTCCTTGAGAACCCATGAAGCCCCCCCACCACCCCCAGCGTTGTTTGTGGAGATTGGAAGGGGAGACGACTGACCGACAATAATGGTTAGTTTTTGCCCTCTCGTTAAAGAAAAGGTACCTTGGGTCCAGGCGGGTCTACCAGCTGAGGAATTGCCACCCAGAGTCCCGGACGCCCCATATGCCTTGATTGTATACGACCCCGTCTTAGGTATAGTCCAAAGTTGGAACCCCTGTTTCCCAGATATTTCATTAAAAAATGCGGTATCTTGTTCCCATACCTCCGAAGCATATGCAGTTTTCATTTGGGCGAACGTAGGACCATATCGTCCCGTAGCAGCAGCATTCGTGAACGTATGTGAGGTAAATGAGTAGAGTGAGTCGATCCCCACGATATTGATTGCTCTATCTGTGAACAGTCCACTGCTATTATCAGTCAATCGGAATGTTACACTCGTTGTACCCGTAGCCGCAATTTGACCTGTTATCTCACCTGAACTCCCATCAAGGACGAGGGTACCTCCTCCCACCTTAGCTGGTAAGGCGTTACTACCGGGTGCTACAGAGAACTTCCTATTGGAACCACCACCACCATCTGTACCTGCGAGTGTTTGAGTTTCGGACACAGCAGGATCGAAAATCAGGGTCGCACCAGTCGCGGTAGTCCACCCAGTCGCAAACCCAATCGCAGCAGTACTGGTCCCGTTCAAACCCGATGTACTGTTAATCTTAACTTTATAGGGTTGTTGGGCGAGAGCCCAAGATCCCGATCCACCAAAAAATTGTATATTGTTGATTCCGAGATAATTGTGCCCCGTCGTGCTTCTCTTTGTCTTTATTACCACTCTGAAATATTTGAATGCTTCGGTCGACCCCGTGGATAGTGTTGTGACATTTGTGGACAGGCCACTCAACGCATCTGATGTCAGCCCCTCCCCAGCATGAAGCGATGTCCAATTCGTAGTGTCGTTGCTCCCTAATATAACAAATAGCCCATGTACAAAGCTCAAAGTCCGACTGCCTATTACAGCACGAGTTAGTATAACTGGGTTGGGTATTTGTAACTGCCACCAATGACCGCGATGTGTTGTTCCGCTTATATCTTGAGTTGCCGGAGCTCTTTGGCCCGGTGCATAGGGTGCATTGGTATCGTAGCCCCCGAGTATGTCTTGGGTATTATCTGACCAGTAGTTACCACCGAGGTCCGTGTTTCGAACCGCACGCCACGCGTATTGGGACGCCGCCGAGGCAGTCGCTGTGTACCCCGGTATAGAAGTAGCATTTGTCATCGCACTAGGTGGAAACTCAACCGCCTCATTCCCCATTTTAAAGGTTACTTGTGTCCCGGCGGCGTTCGGTGCGGTCGCATCGACAACACTATACAAACTTCCATCGGCACCTTCCAATTGTACCGTCGATCCACTGACAATACCCGTACCCGTCGCCGTGAATACTTGGGTTGATGTGTCAAACACGAAGCCTGAGGTGGTGGTTTGCACAGTGTCGTAGATATAAGCAGAACCGGCGTCAGTAATAGTATCCGGATCTTCACTTTGTGCCCCCACGATAACCTTCTCCCCGTCACCACTCATGGCGACGCTCCACCCGAAACGGTCATCCGCCGCCTTGTCTGATGCTACAATCTTTGTTTCCATACCCCAAGACGAACCACTGTAGGTATAGATATAGGCAGCACCGGCGTCGGTAGTACCATCCGGATCTTCATATTGCGACCCCACGATAACCTTCGTCCCATCCGAGTTCATGGCGACGCTGTAGCCGAAATAGTCATTCACCGCCTTGTCTGATGCTTCAATCTTCTGTTGTTGAGACCACGATGAACCATTGTAGGTATAGATATAGACCGAACCGGCGCTACTAATATTATCTGGATCTTCTAAGTACGCCGAAACGATAACCTTCGTCCCGTCACCACTCATGGCGACGCTATCACCGAATCGGTCACTATCCTGCTTATCTGATGCTTCAATCTTCTGTTGTTGAGACCACGATGAACCATTGTAGGTATAGATATAAGCAGAACCGGCGTTAGTAACACCCGGATCTTCATATGGCGACCCCACGATAACCTTCGTCCCATCCGAGTTCATGGCGACGCTCTCCCCGAATTGGTCATTCGCCGCCTTATCTGATGCTTCAATCTTAACTTCTGAACCCCAAGACCCACCACTGTAGGTATAGATATATACAGAACCGTAGGCGAGGTTTTCATTGGACGCCCCCACGATAACCTTCGTCCCGTCACCACTCATGGCGACACTGTTAGCGAATTGGTCACTGTTCGTCAGGTCTGATGACACAATCTTTGTACCCGTATCCCAAGACGAACCATCATAGGTAAATATATAAGCAGCACCCGCATAAGGTCCATCACCGTTCGCACCTACAATAACCTTCGTCCCGTCAGAGTTCATGGAGACGCTACCACCGAAAAACGCGCTCGCCGCCTTGTCGGATGCCACGATCTTTGTACCCGTATCCCAAGACGAACCACTGTAGGTATATATATAAGCAGAACCGGCGTCGGTAGTACCATCCGGATCTTCCACGTACGCCCCCACGATAACCTTCGTCCCGTCTGAGTTCATGGCGCAACTCCTGCCGAAATTGTCACCCGCCGCCTTATCCGATGCTACAATCTTTGTACCCGTACCCCAAGACCCAACCACTGTCCCACCACTAGGAAGTGTGGTTAACGGTGAAATACCCGTGACCGTGGGTGGTTGGGCGATAGGGGCCCACCCTGACCCCGTATATGCTTCCATGAACCCGATTGTGGAGTTGTACCTGATCGTACCTGGAGGTGCATACGTCGGTCTCTGGGCGGTCGTGCCACCTGTGACCACGAGGTCTCTAGACATGATACGACCAGAAACCTCGAATTCTGCCGTGGGAGAGATACTTATCGTAGCCCCCATACCAGCGTGGGCTGTACAGAAATAGTAAAGTGTTGTGGGGGAATCTGCGGAGACCACAAATGTTCTCGTGGCTGTACCTCCACCTCCGTACGCCCCTAAATTCGTTATACCCGTAGTATATTCACCACCAGTGGCGGTTGTTGAAAATATAAGTGGGTGACCCGAAAGAGTCGTACTAGATACGTCAAATATATACGTATGGTTTTGCTCTAATTGCAGAGAAGATTGCTGTACACCGTCTATGTAGTATTTATTAGCACCACTGGCATCCGATACAGTAACCACGAATGTCTTTGTGGTCGCCTCGCCGCCACGACCTGCTCCACCGACTGAAAATGTTGTCGCTGTCATCTTCCCCCCCTCGATCGAGAAGGATTCCGCGAAAAGGTCCCACTCGGCGAGGGCGACGTCCGTATTCGACCCATTCGTTTTCGTCGCGACCATCGCATACTTTTTGAAGGACTCAGTGGCATTCACGATGATCGTTTGAACGTTCGAGGCTGACCCGGGATCCACGCCGCTCCAGTTCGTCAGTTCCGTCCAAGTCAAAGAATCGTTGGTCGCATAGACATTCGCGGAGGCAGGGAACTTAGTTAGGTCGGTGGGAGGGGTCAGTTTCATGTGACGCAGGGTCGCTTTGTACGGGAACTCAACCGCGAGCCATTCACCAGCACTCGAAACACCGGGTTGGATATAGTTCCCAGTGAAAAGGTTGGATGTTCCGCCGTATACACCCGCACCAGCATTGTATAAGTGACCATCCGTGGGGGAAGAGGTCCATTCCACAGCCGTGTCCCCATCGAACGCGTTCCACGCATTGGAATTCGCAGCGAGACTCGTTGTTGAAACGGTATACGTCCCGTGTTTCGCGATGGTTGTCGCGTTGGCGCTCAGGGCTGATGGGGGTTGGACCGAGACG